CCCACAGTCATTCAGGGACGGCACTCGCTATCGCCCGTTCTGTTATGAATGAAGGTATGTCCTTGTTCTCGGCGTTCGTCATGCTTCTGAACTACCAACGCTTTGGAAAGATGAAAGGCATGTGCGAAATCGTCGAATGGTCCGTCCGTGATGAAACGATGCACTGCGATGGGATGGTCAAATTATTTAGGGAATTTTGTAATGAACACCCTCGTATTGTTACGGACAAATTTAAGGCAAACATCTACCAAATGTTTCGAGATGCTGTTGCGCTTGAGGATAAGGTTATTGACTTGGCGTTTGAGATGGGCCTCGTGGAAGGTTTGTCGGCAGAGGAAGTTAAGTCATATATCCGATTCGTCGCTAATCGCCGGCTCACGCAACTCGGCCTTAAACCCAACTGGGAAGGTCTCAGCGAAAACCCATTGCCGTGGTTAGATTGGGTACTCAACGGTGACAGCTTCAAGAATTTCTTTGAAGGCACTGTGACGGACTACAACGCCGCAGGTATGGACGGAGATTGGGGGTGGTAACACCCTCATTTCCTTGATGTTTTTTCTAAAGTTACACTATCGTAAATAGGGGCGGCTAAATCTATATGGATTTACTAAATCGTAAATACAGTTTAACTCAAGGACTTATTGATGTTCTTGAAGAAATGTTCCCTAACCGATTACCGGAAGCTCATATTTCTCTCGAAGAGCTACGGTATTTACAAGGCCAACAATCGGTCATCCGTAAATTAGCACAAATGCTAGAAGATAATCAGGAGAACTGAATATGTGTTTAGGAGGTGGATCGTCTCCCGATCCTGCACCACCACCCGCTCAAGCGGCACCTGTCACAGCGGCGTCACCTAAGTTAGACACCGACATTGGTGAAGAGGAATCGTCATCAGAGACTCAGAAGAAAAAGCGTTCAGGCAAAAAGGGACTTCGTATCCCAACTAAAAGCTCTGCAAACGTTAATAGCTCTGGCTCTGGTCTCAACATCCCACAAGGTTAATTAAATGTATGAAGGCTCAGGCGTAGCGGGACGTTACGCACAACTCGAATCTTCGAGAGATGCCTTCCTGCAACGCGCACGAGATGCCGCAGAATTAACAATCCCGACACTCATGCCACCTGAAGGACATTCAGGCACGACGTTGTACGCTACGCCGTATCAGTCGATTGGTAGTCGCGGTGTTAATAACCTCGCATCAAAGTTGCTTCTGGCTCTGCTTCCTACGAATAGTCCGTTTTTCCGACTCACCATTGATGACTTTGACCTTGCTATTGCAACGAACGGTCAAGCAGATCGTGGTGCAGTCGAGGAAGCTCTGGCTCGTATTGAACGCGCCGGTCTCCAAGAGATCGAAGCAAGCGCAGTCCGTGTCCCTGTCTTTGAGGCACTGAAGCAATTAGTCGTTACAGGAAATGCACTCTTGTACATGCCCAAAGACGACAAGGGCATGAAGGTCTATCGACTAGACCGTTACGTCACCAAGCGTGACGCCATGGGCAACGTCTTAGAGATTATCACTAAGGAATCCGTAAGCCCTCTCATGCTTCCTGAGGAAGTCCGTCAGTTACTCACTGATCCCGAAGACCGCAGTACCAAAGATTATGACCTGTACACCTACGTCTGTCGCAAAGACAAAAAGTGGGAAGTACACCAAGAGGTCCAAGGTATTGAAATCCCAGAGTCTCGCGGTGAGTACAAGCTCGACCAGAATCCGTTCATCCCTCTACGCTTCATTCGTGTTGACGGTGAAGATTATGGACGTGGTTATGTCGAAGAATACCTCGGTGACTTGAAGAGTCTCGAAGCTCTTACCAAGGCTATCGTTGAAGGCTCTGCGGCTTCAGCCAAAGTGTTGTTTATGGTTCGTCCTAACGGCACTACAAAAGCCCGTAACCTCGCTGAGTCACCGAACGGCGCAATCGTCACCGGCGACGCGAACGACGTATCGACGCTTCAAGTACAGAAGGGTGGAGACTTCCGCGTAGCTATGGAAACGATGAACGCCATTCAAGAGCGACTCAATTTTGCTTTCCTCAACAACAGTGCTGTACAGCGCAACGCTGAACGTGTGACTGCTGAAGAGGTTCGCTACATGGCTCAAGAACTCGAGACAGCCCTTGGAGGTATCTACTCCATTCTGTCGCAGGAGTTCCAAATGCCATTGATTAAACTTCTGCTTAACCGCTTAGAGGCAGACGGCAAGATGCCGAAGCTCCCTGAAGATACCGTGAAGCCTACCATCGTCACAGGTATTGAGGCATTGGGCCGAGGGCAAGACCTCAATAAGCTCGCTACGTTCTTACAGTATCTACAGCCTCTTGGACCTGAGGTAATCAGTTCAGAAATGAACATTGATGATTACATCTCACGTCTTGCGGCGTCGCTAGGGATTGATACAGGCGGGTTGGTTAAGTCACCACAACAAAAGCAAGCTGAACAACAGCAAGCAATGGCGGCGCAACAACAGATGATGGCTGAACAAACTGCCGCAAAGATGGCAGAACAAGCTACCGCGCCTACAATCAATCAAGTCGGCAAGGCAACAAGTAATCAATGACAGATAACATAAACACTTTTGAAGACTCGTCTCAGGCCCCTGAAGGCCATGATGAGGCGATGATTGCAAAGGGTGAACAACTCGAACAGGCCGGACAGCCTGAACGCCCTGATTGGCTACCAGAAAAGTTCAAGTCTCCTGAGGATATGGCACAAGCCTACTCAGAGCTTGAGAAGAAAATGTCATCAGGTGAGTCACCTAAAGAGGAAGGGGAGAAAGAGACGTCCGATAACGCTGAAGACACAAGCCCTGCTGAGGTAGAGCAAGTGTTGGACAACGCCGGACTCGACTTCGAAGCCTTCCAAACAGAATACAACGAGAATGGGAGCTTATCCGACGACGCATACACCGCGCTCGAGGAAGCAGGATTCCCTAAGTCACTCGTTGACTCGTGGATTGCAGGGCAACAAGCTCTCCAAACATCCACGTCTGAGGCAATCTTTGAGGTTGTCGGTGGGCAGGAAGCCTATCAGGATATGGTCCAGTGGGCCGCTGATAACCTACCACCAAACGAAGTAGAGGCGTTCAACGCTTCTGTAGACACTGGAGACCCTGACCTGATCCGGTTCGCCGTACAAGGTCTGTCAGCACGGTATCGTTCTGAAGCAGGAAACTCACCTAAGTTAGTTCAAGGTGAAGCAACACCTACTTCAAGCGGAGCGTTTCAATCGGTGGCCGAACTTAAAGTCGCCATGAGTGATCCTAGATACCACTCTGACCCCGCTTATCGTCAGCAGGTTGCGGCCAAGCTCGCAAAGTCTGACATATTGTAATCTGTCTCCTTGTCTGCCCGATTTAATTAGGCGCACGTCGTCTTTTTATTTCGGGCTTTTTTGGACGATTTAGTCCTTTACTATTCCTTGTATTGTCAAGGCTATACCAAAAGGCACCCCATTACAAACGATTACCTTTGGCCCTCTGCGGAGGACAACCTGAGAGAAAGGGATGTAGTGGACGGCTGAGTAGGCATTTTAAAACTCAACCATTCATTACTAAAAGGTATTTAATAATGGCACTTCCAGATCAAAACCCTTCGCGTTTGGGTCAAGTAAACGCAACAGGCGACGACCGCGCCCTCTTTCTCAAGCTGTATGCCGGTGAGGTACTTACTGCTTTTGAAGAAAAGAACGTGTTCATGCCTCTCCACCGCACACGTACCATCTCTAATGGTAAGTCTGCACAGTTCCCATTGACCGGCGTATCTTCAGCGAAGTATCACACTGCCGGTGAAATGATTGAAGCTGACAAGATTAAGCACGGCGAGCGTGTCGTGACAGTAGACGATCTACTGATCTCAAGCTCTTTCATCGCTAACATCGACGAAGTCATGAACCATTACGACGTGCGTTCTGTATACACCAAGGAAATGGGTTATGCCCTTTCTAACGTGTCTGACAAGAACATCGCTCGTATCATCGCTAAGGCGTCTACAATCACTGACGCAACTGCGGCGGCGGCTCAGTTCGGCGACGACTTCGACGACGAAACTTACACTACTAACGTCACTATCGGCTCTGTTGCTTCTGACGCTACAGACGGCTCTAAGATTGCGGCGGCTATCTATGACGCGCTCGAAGAGTTCGACAAGAAAGACGTTACTGGTGACAAGGTATGTGTACTCCCACCTCAGCAGTACTACGCATTGTTTGGTGCTGACTCTTCAGTCAACAACCTTGCGTACATGAACCGTGACGTCGGTGGTACAGGTTCTTTGGCTACTGGCCAAGCACCAACTATCGGTGGTGTACAGATCATGATGTCTAACCACATTCCTACCACTGATGAGTCTGTGACTTCTGGTACTCCAGAGCCTTTGACTTCGTCTCGTTCAGGTGCGTACAAGGCTGACTTCTCAGCAGTACGTGGTTTGATCTTCAGCCAAGATGCGGCGGCCACAGTTAAGCTGATGGACCTCGGCGTTGAGTCAGAATATCAGATTGAGCGTCAAGGGACTTTGATGGTGGCACGCTATGCCATGGGCCACAACATCCTTCGCCCTGCATGTGCAATCGCATTGCAGAGTGCGTAATCCCAAAGGGGGCCTTCGGGTCCCCTTTTTTTTCATTGGAGTAAGACATGTCAAAAGCAGGTTTATACGCAAACATTCATGCCAAGCGTAAGCGTATTGCAAATGGATCAGGCGAAAAGATGCGAAAGCCCGGGTCTAAAGGCGCACCAACGGCAAAAGATTTTAAAGAGTCTGCAAAGACTGCCAAGTACAAAAAGAAGAAGTAGGCATGCCACGGAAAGAACACCAGAATCCTAAAGGTGGTCTTAATCAAAAAGGCCGTGACTACTACAAGAGAAAGACCGGCGCAAACCTTAAACGTCCTGTGAAGTCTGGGGACAACCCACGACGTGCCTCCTTTCTCGCTCGTATGGGCAACATGAAAGGACCAGAGCGTGACGAGGATGGTGAGCCAACACGTTTACTACTCAGCCTCAGACGATGGGGCGCAAGCTCTAAAGCTGACGCATTAAGAAAAGCAAAAGCTATCTCAAAGCGTAACGAAAACAAGGATACGGCATGACACCAACCACCAAGCTAGAAGCTGTCAACATCATGCTTTCAACTATCGGAGAGTCTCCGGTGAACAGCCTATCATCTGGCTTGGTTGATGCTGAATTGGCAGAAACAATCCTCGATGCGACGTCACGCGCCGTACAAGCTGAGGGTTGGCATTTCAATAAAGAATACAAGGTCCGCTACACCGCCGACCTGTCGGGGAATATCTTACTCCCGACGAACGTCCTTCGTGCTGACCAATCGGCACAGATTGACTCTATTAACCGTGGGCAGGATTACGACCTAATCCAACGCGGTTCTAAGATGTATGACCGTAAAAACCATACATACAACATTGGAAAATCCGTTGAACTCGACACTGTTGTACAACTGGATTTCTCAGAGTTACCTGAAGTAGCCAAACGCTACATCACTTTAAAATCATCCCGTGTTTTCCAAGACCGTGTTGTAGGTTCAAACACCCTGCATGGTTTCAATCAGCAAGATGAAGCAACTGCGTACTTCGAACTGAAAGAGTTTGAGGGTGACGTTGGTGACTACACCATCTTTGATAGTCCTGATGTGGCGGCAACACTGGATAGACTACCGGCCATGAGGATCAAGTAATGTCATTAGTCAGTGCGGCTATTCCAAACCTCATCAATGGGGTGTCCCAACAACCCCCGTCTCTACGTCTCAAGACACAAGCTGAGTTGCAAGAGAACGCACTGTCTTCAGTAGTTACAGGACTTTCAAAACGTCCACCTACAGAACACATTGCAGATTTAGGATCATTGACAGACGCCGACTCAGCGTTTGTTCACACCATTCGTCGTGATGAAAACGAGTTTTACACACTGGTTATTACCAAAACCGCAATTCGTGTGTTCGATAAAGACGGAACAGAGCGACAGGTGAACGGTGATGCGTCATACCTAAACAACCTGACCAATCCTTCAGAAGAGCTTGCGGCAACAACCATTGCCGACTTCACGTTCTTGATTAATAAAAACGTGACAGTAGCCAAAGACTCAGCCTTGTCGTCTACACGTCAGAAAGAGGCGTTGATCTACGTAAAGCAGGGCGACTACCGGACTAAATACACTGTAAGGGTTACAAAAGGTGGAACGGTATACACACGGTCTATTGAGACGATGTCGTCTACACAGACCGAGGCTTCTGAGACATCGGACGCCGAGCGGTCTATCCAAACAGACCGGATCGCTAAGAACCTAAACATCCAGAACTCAACAGAATCTACGTACTACGGATCGACCGGAGCGCAAAACATTCCGAACATGACGATCACTCAGTACGGCTCTGTTTTGCATTATCAAAGCACCGACGGGCAGGACTTCTCGATCACCACTGAGGACTCTCGGGGTGATACGTTCCTCTTAGGATTCAAAGAGCAGACCGCAGACTTTGATGACCTACCTCCTAATGGACCTGAAGGGTTCGTTATTGGTGTCGTAGGTGACAATGATGAAGGTCAAGATGACTACTATGTCGAGTTACAAATCGATGAGAACGGTGGTCAGGTATGGAAGGAAACAATCGCACCGGACGTTGAAGTGCGTCTCGACGCCTCGACGATGCCACATCAACTGGTTCGTCAGGCCAACGGTGACTTTACCTTTCAACAATCAACTTACGCAGATCGACGTGTAGGGGATGACGACACGAATCCATTCCCCTCATTTGTAGGGTTCAAGCTCGGTGATATTTTCTTTCACCGTAACAGGCTCGGACTCCTAGCAGACGAGAATGTCATCTTTTCAGAAGCCGGTGAGTTTACAGCATTTAACTTTTTCAAGCGTACGACGTTGACCCTTTTAGATTCAGACGTGATCGACGTCGCTGTGTCTAACAACAAAGTGTCACTGCTACGCCACGCTGTACCCTTCAACGAGTCATTGCTGTTGTTCTCTGACTTGACCCAGTTCCGGCTCGATGCAACAGATTTGCTAACACCGGCGACGGTATCAATCGATGTAACGACTCAGTTCGAGGCGTCGCTACGAGCCAAGCCAATCGGTGCAGGACGTTACGTATTCTTCGCCACGCGGCGTGGTAAATGGTCTGGGGTACGGGAGTACTTTGTAGACTTGGATTCAGAAGTCGATGACGCGGCAGATGTCACCGCACACGTACCGTCGTATGTTGATGGAGAGATTCGTCAGCTAGAAGCGTCCTCAAACGAAGACATGCTTTTAGCACTGACAGATAACGACCCGAACGCAATGTATGTGTACCGCTACTACTGGCAGGGTAATGAGAAGTTACAGTCAGCGTGGTCACGTTGGACGTTCGACGGACGGGTACTCAGTGTGTCGTTCAATAAGTCAGAAATCTATGTCTTGATTGAGTATGCAACAGGTGTGTTCCTCGAGCGTATCAACCTCTCGACCGACGAAGCGGTGAATTACACCACAGCATCCCACGGTATCAACTTAGATCGTCGTGTACGTTTGTATGACGGATCAACCACAGTGCCCTACTCAGATAACAGTCTCGTCTTTATCACAGACACAGGACGTATTATTACGGCAGACAAGGTTTCGTCTTACGTAAATGGCACTGACAAGAGTGTGTTTGCAGGTGTTCCTTATACCTTCCGTTATCAGTTCTCAGAACAGGTACTCAAGAACAATAAAGAACCGATGACGATTGGACGGTTACAGCTTCGTAACTGGAACGTCGTTTATAACGACACAGGGTTCTTTGAAACTGTCGTAACACCAACTGCAAGACCTCCTAAGACATCGCAGTTCACCGGACGGCTTGTCGGCTCTGCCGCAAACATCCTCGGACAGGTAGCTATTGAGACAGGGACGTTCCGGTTCGGTGTCAACTCAAACGCACAGGAAGTAAAAATCGAATTACGAAGTGACAGTCACCTCCCATGCTCTTTCCAGAGTGCTGAATGGGAAGGCTTCTTCGTAATGAGATCACGGAGATTGTAATGAAGCCTTACTACAGACCTTCCACCGCAAACGACGCGGAGATTCTAGCTCCTAAACTCCGCAAACAAGATGTGGTCGAGGTCTGGGCGAGCCATGGTTTATCACCGCTCGAAGCATTAGTTACCTCCTATAATAACTCCTCTGAGTCCCACACCATCATCGCCAGTGACGGCGAAGTCATCGGCATGTTTGGTGTTGTGGACGAGGGGGTTGTTGGTATTCCTTGGTTACTGGCATCAGACCAATTACCTCAAGTAGCCCGTGAGTTCTTACCGGAATCCCGTAAGTGGGTGGAGCGCATCAACCAAGATTATCTCGTCCTAACCAACTACGTCGATGTACGTAACACAGTCGCTCGTCGATGGTTACGTTGGTTGGGATTCAAGTTTATCCGCGTAGTCGAGGAGTTTGGCTACGGGAAAAAACCATTTTATGAAGTCGTGAGGATATAAATGTCTTTTGCATTAGTAAGCGCAGGATTATCTGCGGCCTCGTCACTTGCTCAATATAGCGCCCAACGCAAAGCGGCTAACGAAGCCGAACGTAGATTCTGGGAGAACCGTCAAAGTTCTATCCTGTCGCGTGACCTCAAAATCCGTCAGCTATCTGCACAAGCAGACCAGCAAGCAGAAGAGACGGCAGAGAAGGGGCGCATTGCGATGATTCGAGCATTGGAGAATCAATCCCGTGCCAAATTAGCCGCAGGTGAAGCAGGTGTGTCAGGCCAATCAGTACAAGCAGATTTGGACAACCGCGTTGCCAGATCATTAAGGAGTCAGCAGTCAATCGCTGAAGCCATTACCGCTATTCAAACCAACGTACAGTACAAGCGTCGAGGTCTCGACTCTGAAATGATTAACCGCATCAACTCAGCACCACGCGGACAACAGCCTAGCTTAGGCATGGCTTTACTGGGTGCAGGTGCAGGTGCCGCATCATCGTACGCCGGAGCGGGTGGCGACCTCTCAATCTTTAACATCACATAAGGAACACTGATGTCTAAACAACGTGTGGCCGTAGAACGCTTGCGAGAGTTCTCGGCAAATCGTCAAAACATTGGTTTAGTAGATACGTTTGTACGCCCTCAAGAACGAAATGTAGGAAAGTCTGAAGAGGAGCTTGCAAAGTTCTTAGAGAAAGCCTCTTCACAGGTTGCTTTCCTTGGCCGACAGAAACGCGCCGCTGAGGTAGAAACAGGCCGTATTGCGGCGCAAGAATTTGCATATACAAACGGTGACATGCTGACGTTTGCTCAGGCTCGAGAGTCTGGAGAGTTAGATGTTGTCGATGACCCAACCGTTGAGATGGCGTACAACAAAAGTATCGGTATCCGGTACGGTCGTGAGTTAGCGGCTAAGCTACAGAACAAGCTCGAAGAAAACCGTAGCACTGTCCTTGAGATGGATGGTGAGCAGTTTGACGCTGAGTTCAACCGTATGTCTGCGGAACTCATGGGTGATATTAGTGAGGAATGGATTTCACAGTCCGGCGTTCGTCTCGGCATCATGTCTCATCTAAACTCTGTTAAGAACAACGCAAAACAACAGCACATGGCGGCGGCTCGTAAGTACCGTGAAGCTCAGTTATTTGACAGCTTTCTCGAGCAGATGAACACGGCCACCACAGGTGTAACAGACGCCGACACGTTCGCTCGTACAGTCAACGAAACACAAGCTGAGATGCTCAACGCTGAGTCTGCATACACAGGTACGCAGATCAACGAGTACATGACAGAGTGGTTGTCTTCACAGATTGCCAATGCTCAAGACCCTAAAGACGTCCTTGTCATCCAAGAGGCGGTCAACAAGATCAAAGCAGGAAGTGGACCGCTCGGTGGCACCGGTGTGTGGCAGGAAGCCTCAGCAGGTTTGGTACGTGAAGCGTCCGACCGTCTACAGCGTCTAGCCAATCGGAAGTACACAGAAAATCAACGCGCACGGAGCGAATCAATCCGTCAGATTGAAGACCTCATGACAACGCATTTCCAAGAGAATGGAAACTTTGACAACTTTGAGCTACCTGAAGAACAACAAGGTGTCCTTAGCAACACGGAAACCCTGAAGATTCAACGGACTCTACGTAACCTTCTCGAGACAGATGAGGAAGAACAACTGACGTTAGAGCGTATGGAAGAACTGTATGAGACGTTTGCAGGGATGAGCGAACAAGAGGCCCTCGATCAAGTTGCTTTGTTCCGGTCCGGTGATGACGACGGTTTTAAAGCCAATTCAATGGCAGAGTGGAACGCCGTGCAAAGTATAGCACTGAGTGCTGTTAGGCAGGGACCTGACCCATACTCTGAAGAAATATACCGTGACCTCGATACCCGTATTACACAAAATTTTGATCCTATCGTCAGTAGGCGAGGGGGTTTGATTATCAAAGAACAAAATAGGGACTTGTATAACCGAGTGATTACGGACCTACGTACGAAGTGGCTAACAATAAGAAATAACCCACGAGAACTTGCTGAATATATCCCAGAGGGATTTGAAGAATTACGAAATAAACCTTGGCGTGTTGTGTCGAAGAACCCGAGGGTTGTTACGGCGATTAGGGAACGCCTGTTGAATGAGGTCGAAAGTACCTTCGAATACCCCGCCGCTACTGAAGGTAATCTAACCTCTGGCGAGCGGACTATTGGAGACCCTAACGATCCTGTCATTGAAATTGAAACAAACGATTAAGGTATTGCGATGCCAACATATACGTACCGTTTCGACGGCGTGGAGTACAAGACTCCCAACCGTCTGTCGGAAATTCAGGCTCTTGAGCTTCGAGATTCCTACAGAGAGGCCGGTTTAACGCACCCTACTGCGGTAGAACAACAGCGTTTAGCTCGAGAAGATTTACTACAAAATCAAGAAATCCAAAACGCATTTCAAACTTTCTATACACGTAAGAACGGACAGCCGTTTGACGGTACTAAAGACGAACTGATCGACGAGTACATGGAGCAGATGCGCTACTATGATACGAACATTGCGTCGATTGGTGGTCTTGCCGCTGAACTGCAAGCTGACTACTACACTGAAGAGGAGCGTCAAGCTCTTGGTGTGATGTGGGGTGCTTGGGAAAATGTCGTTCCGTTTACGCAACAGGAGAATGGTAAGTGGGAGGCTATCTGGGATTACACAGAAGCCGCCGCAACTGACCCTTCTAACTGGGCCGGTTTGTTTACAGGTGGTACTGGAGTTGCCGGTGGTCTTGCCGCAAAACAAGTGGCTAAAGCAGGTGTAAAGAAACTCCTACTCGAGGGACTAAAGCAGGGTGGCGCAGAGGGCATCAAGCAAGGTGCCGTATGGTCAGCCGCTCAATCCGTAGCACGTCAAAGTGCAACAGGCTCTCTAGGGCAGGGCGACGGCGTAGACACTGTCGAAACACTTGCGGACACTGCGCTTGGTGCAGGTCTGGGAGGTGCTTTTGGGGCCACCTTAGGTGGAGGCTTTGGTGCCTTAAAGGGTGCTAAACCCGATGAGGTAGCTAAGGCTATACAAGACGCAACCCCAGAGAACCCTATCAAGGGTGAAGAACGTGCAACGATGTCTGTCGCCGAAGCGGCTGAAGACTTTGTTAATGCACTCGCTGATTCCAACGTAACGGGCGAGGCTCGTGTCGCCGCTCGTAACTCATTCCTACAAACAATGGGCAAAGCGATTCAGCGTGACGGTGCGGGCGTCAAGAAAACCAACGATCAACTGTTGCAGGAAGGCACAGAGGCCCTCCAAAAGATTGGCGTTAAGACATTCGAGCCAGACGAAGTATTGGACAAACTTATCAAGGCCAACCGTAAGAACAACTTCGGTATGGACATAGATCAATTTAGCCGTTTGGTCGTTGAAACAGAAAATTTCATGTGGAAACGGTTCAGGGAATCGTGGAGAAAAGGTGGGCGAGAGTCTGCTGATAAGTTTTGGGATAACTTTGAAAAAGCTACTGCGCTGTCTGAAGGCGTGGGTACACAAGCCGGACGTGCTTTAGAGGTACGTAAACTACGGGCGCGGACCGATCCGATCAGTTTTGGTGAAACACTTGAACACATGGCAAACGGTGTTGATACGCTTGATGAAGCACGATTGGCCGCTCAAAAGGCGTCAGAAAAAGCCGGTGTATGGCGTAAGATGGGTGCAGGACTCAACGAGTTCTTCATCAACAACATCCTTGGCTCTCCCGTTACTCTGGCAATCAACACCTCTTCAGGTTACATCCATGGTTGGGATCGCTCCCTGACTGCGATGGCCGCAGGTGTGAAGAACGGCAACATGAAGCTGTTCCGTGAAGGGGCAACCCGTGCCGTTATGACTCACTACTACTTGGGTCAAGGCTTGCGGTATGCGCTTCGAGCCGCCGCCAAAGGTGAGGCAATCCTCGACAAGGGGCGTAACTTTTCGGACGACGCGGCGAGCGACAACATTCGTATTGGCGACCGTAACTTCGATTTAGCTCAACCTTCAACACTGCTCAAACAGAAAAACGAAGGCGTAGGTACGTACGTCGCCAACGTCGTAGGTAACGTCAACCGTTTGATTGGTGGACGGGGTATGGTCGCAACAGACGAGCTACTCAAGCAGATGAACTTCCGCGCTCGTTTGTTCCAAATCGAACTCGACGACGCATTAGCCCGTGGACAAGATTTCCCAACAGCTCTTCGTGATGCTCAGAAAGCAACAGCTTTGAAGACAGATGAGTACATTGAGGCAGTCGGTATGGGCATTGAAGTGTCTGACCCTAAGATGAAAGCCGCCTTGGAAGAAGCCCGTGAGGTGACCTTCCAGACAGACTTTAAGGATGACTTCATTGGTCAACTCGGGGCCGGAACACAGAAGGTTGTAAACCAGTACGGCGTACTACGTCAGATCATGCCGTTCATTCGGACGCCTACGAACATCCTTTCGTATGTTGGTGAGAAGACACCGCTCTTGCAAAACACATCACGATCATTCAAGGAACGCCTGTCGTCTCCGAATCCACAGATTCGTCAGAAGGCAGAAATGTCAATGACTCTAGGTACGATGCTGTGGGCAAGTGGGTTTGCACTAGCCTCTTCAGGTTCTATCACAAGCTCAGGATCACCGGACTACGCACGGCGTAACGTCGAAATGTCATCTGATGAGTTCTTACCTTACTCCGTCGATACAGGCGACAAGCTCGTGTCGATTCGTCGTTATGACCCATGGGCTAAGTTTTTCTTAGTGATGGGCGGTATCAACGACGTAATGAAGTACGGCTCTGATAAAGAACAGTCAGCTTTGTTTGCAAAAGTTGCGTTGGCTACGGCTGAATCGATCTTTGCCATGCCTTCGCTTACAGGACTGCAGAGCTTACTTCAAGTAGGTATGAATCCTGAGAAAGGAATCGACCAGTTCTTAGGACGTCAGGCGCAGTCATTCATTCCATACTACCGTCTGGTATCAGACATCATGGAAGCTAATGGCCAAGACAAAGTTGTCTTTGAGACGTTTGGTATTAGTGATTTTGCAGAGGACCCTGCACTGGCATTTGAAACACAGTGGCCGTTCCTCGGTAACATCGAGAACATTGACCGTAAGCGTGATCCAATCTTCGGAGAGCCGGTCGTCCGTCAGCCTAATCTTGGAACAGTTATTTCAGGTCTTGCTTATAAAGAGGGCACTGATAACGCCGTAATGGAAGAAATAACTCGTTTGGGCATCGGGAAACAAAATCCCTCTCCGTTTCAGCACGGTCAGGTAGATATGCGGCAGTTCCCTATCGATCCTAATTTCCAACGTACAGTTTATGACCTGTACCAAGAGAACGTAGGAAAAGTAGAGATAGCAGGGGAGACGTTGTACGACGCTCTAGAACGTACCATCAAAAGCGATTACTACCTCAACACTCTCACAGACAAC